AAAAAACTCAACTTGTCTTGGTGGTTGGGATATATGTTTTATGTTTTCTGCTCCTAAAGAAGTGCATCATATTTTTCCACTTGTTTATGAAGGTGGAAATGATATAAGTAATTTGATTTATGTTAGTAAATTTACACATAATACTTTGCACTTGAACCCATTAGAGCATATCGAAAAATATAACCACCAAGCCAAAGATTATCTTGCATACATAACTACATATCAATTTGGAGAGATATTTGAAAAATATCAAATTCTTAATTATAGTGACGAACCACATATGTTATCTAAAACTTTTCTTAATGCGATAGAAAACGAGATGTTTAAATTCTATGATGGTTTAAAAGTAATAGTCTAAAACCCAAATACATAAACATATACAAAAACCAAGGAGGTAAATACTTGGGCTGTAATAAAGAAGACGCATTGATATTTTATAAGACAGAAAATCCAAATCCAACTGATGATGAAGAAAAACTTTTTATTAAAATGTTCTGTTTTGGATGTAAAAATAATAATCAATGTGAAAAAGTAGCCTGATTAATTTCAGGCTACTTTTTCTTTTGTATTAATGGTTGTCCTTTTATAATAAAGTCTCTAGTCGTGTTGCCAAAAAGACAACGGTTATTCTGTGTAATTATTCCTAAGAATATCAACATTTGCTTTGTCTAATCCGTTATTCCAAGTGATCTTAATTACTTTACTGGAATCTATAGTTATTCTTTTTATTACTTTTCTCAATCCAGCATTATCAATAGTTGTAATATCAAAATCCTTAATGAGTTCTACGAAAGAATCGTACAGCTTATATATATTCTTAATTTCCCTATTAATGTTTATAATCTTATTTCTAGATAATTCTAATCCTTTTAATTCTTCGTCACCAGATTTTTTAACCCTATTATACTCTTCTTTAGAAATTTCTCCATCTGCTCTCATTGTAGATAATCCATCTTTACGTTTTTCTAATTTTGTAATTGACTCTTCAATTAAGGGGAGCTTGTCCATAAAATTTTTGCCCAAATTGGATTCAACATAAACATCATAATATCGCTTCATTATTAGAGGACTAATATCCTTTATTTTATTAACCTGCTCTTGAATATATTTTAGTATATCTTCTTCACGAATATAATGATAGTCACTACACATATTTTTATCCCTATGTCTATTACTACATAAATAATAAAATAAATCAGGCTTGTCCCTACGTTGTGCTCTTTTCATAGATGCTTTACAGTCTGCACAGTAGAATATATTAGACAATAGGTTTTTAGAGCTGTATTTGTTATTGCTTTTTACAAGCGAGGCTCTTGACTCCTTAATGTTATTAGCCTTCTCAAAATCCTCATCGGAAATCAATCTTATATTTTCAAATTGATGAATGATTCTTTCATCTTCTTCTACTGTCTGTATTTTATTAGTAAAAATATCTAACATTTGTGTTTGATTAGAAATTTGTTTCCCTGTATAAATTGGATTACCGATCATTTTACCAATTGTAGCTTGTTGAAAAATTTTATTCTTCTTTGATGGTATTCCTAATTCATTTAAAGTTTGAGCTATTTTGAATAAAGAAAATCCATCATTTATATACCAATTAAATATCTTTTGTACAACTTCAGATTCGTTTGTGTTGATTTGTAAAAATGCTTTAACCCTATCATAACCATATGGAGGTTGTGATGTGAATCTACCGTCTCTCTGAGCCTGTCTCATTCCCACTTGAATTCCTTTTGAAAGTGATATTAATTCATTTTGTGCTAGGGAACCTAAAATATTAAGCATGACCTCATCGCCATAAGTTTTCGCATAGTCTCCAGTATTTAAATTCTCTTTTAAAAAATATACTCCAATATCTTTTTTCCTTAATTCTCTAACTGTTTCTTGAAGAGTTACAATATCACGACTATATCTGGCAATATTACTTGTAAGGATTTGAACAAAAAATCCTTTATTAGAATCCTTCATCATTTGATTAAATTGATCTCGATTTTTTGTAGATTTACCTGATATTCCTCTGTCTGCGTAAATACCATCTACTCCACATTCTTTGACTAGATAATATCCTAAGTCTTCTGCTTTTTCTTTGAACATTTTTTGTTGATTCTCAAAGCTATTCTTTTGATCATTTGATCGAGTTGAAACTCTGGCGTATGCAACAGCAGGAAGTAAAGTTGAGTGCTTGTCCATAATAATTTCACCTCATATTACAAGATGTTACTATTATAAAAGGATAGAAAGAATTTTGTCAAATGTTATATGTATAATAGTGATCACTTTTCCTTTTCAATATCCCTAACATATGTAGATAGCACTGTAATCACCAAATTGTTAAATGCACGATTTTCCTTCTTAGCAATCTCTTCTAATCTCTTTTTTAACTCTTTAGGAATAGTAATGGTTGTCCGAGTATTGTCTTCTGAAATTCCCATAATTTTCACCTCTGTATATAATCATAGTACAAGCTGTATTAGTTAGCAAGGTGATGAATAGGTGTTTACAAAGTGTAATCACTTATGATATATTAGATTTGTATTACAATTGTATTACAAATCTAAAGGAGGTTGTCTACATGCTATTTTGGGATTGTGGTAATTCATATGGTAAGGCACTCAATTCAAATGGAAGAGAATTAAGAACTCTATCCGTCATAGGTAAAGCACAAGATTCATTCACAGAAAAGCAATTGTGGAAAATTGATGGAAATTATATCGGCGAAGATGCTATTCTACATGGAGGAACTAAAGACTACTCATTAGATGAAATTAAAACAGAGCAGAGTACCTTTCAAACACTTACAAAATACACTTTATGTAATTATCAAAAAGAAGATAAAGTAGTTTTCTTATTTCCCTTTGATTCATACTTTAAAGAGAAAAAACAAATAATTGAAATGTTTTCAAAAAATATGGATATTCCCTACAGTATTGGCAATAATAATTATTCCTATAATTTTAGACCAAAATTAATTAAATCATTACCGCAGGGATTCTGTGCAGGAATGGATTATTTTTTAGATGAAAATGGAAAACCGAAAGAAAATATCCCGAATGTAGTTTTAATTGTAGATGTTGGTATGGGTACTGTAAATTATATTTATTTATTACGGGGTGAGGTAATTACCGAAATGTCCCATACTACTGATAATGGAATGCATCAAATTTATAAAAAAGGACTTCAGGGAAGAAAAATATATGAAGTTGATTTTTATGATGGCTACAATTCAATGGCTTACTTATATCCAGATTTAGCAACTTTAATAAAAAGTGATGTTACAACGTATTATAATCCTAAAAAAATAGATGAAATTGTAGTTGTGGGTGGTGGAGGAACTGCTATATATCATTTCTTACCTTGGACAAATAAAGTGTTGCATAAGGGTCAGTTTGCTAATGTAAGAGGTGCGGCGAAGGTGGTGCAAAATTTATCATGGGGGAAATCAGAACTTTTAGAGATGATGACATCTTAAAACCTTTGCTAGACGCGATTCCTAAGAAAAAGAGAAGTAGGATATATAGGAGAGCATTATATGATTATTTCTTTAAAGGTGAAGATAAGTCAATGTCAGAGGATGATGATAGTTATATAGCGAATGAAACTAAAGTTGAAATAGATGCTACAAAAAAAGTGGAAAAAATAGAAATGAATTTTAATATGTTTGATGATTAGTCCTGAGAAATCAGGGCTATTTATTTTGTATAATTGGATAATATTTCAAGGTATAGTGTACAAATTCATATCAATACAATTAAACATATCATCATCTAGTAAAGGGTGTGAAAGTATTGATAAATGAAAAATTGAATAAAAGTGAAATCAATGTTTTACAGATCATGAAAGAGAATGGAATAAGCAATGAGGAAGGAGCTGTGAAAATTAGGACGTTAGCAGAGATGTGCGGGATGAGTTATTTCTCAGTACGCAACATCATCAAATCATTTTACGTAGCTGGAATCGTTTGTAAATCTAGGAGGGATGGGAATGCTGAAACATATTATTTAGTTGAAGACGAAAAAAAATAGGTATCTAATTAAAGATACCTATTTGAGTAAACCTGCTAATGTTAAGATTCCCGCATAAATCATTCCGCTACCAAGAACAACATAAAATCCTGCAAGTAATGGCATAATCTCATCTCCTTAGATTTTCTTATGACTTTAGTATTGCCATCAATCATAAAATATATTCAGAAAATGAGATTATAAAATTAAATAAACTTAGGCTAAATTTGTTCGGCATAACGCGTTATACCAAACAATATGATTTGAGGCTTCTGATTTAGAACTATTTTACCCAATTTCCTTAAATAAAGGAGTGGTAATTTATGACAAAGAAAAAACCTATTATAACTCACATAAAAAAACATGGAATTAAATATTTGCAGATCGGATTAATGGTTGGATATTTTATCCTAATTGACCCATCGGTAGCATTGGGAGCCAATAGTATTGAGCAGACATCAACAGATTTTTATAGAAAAGTATTAGGGATAGGTAGGGCAATAATCCTCATTAAAGGAGGAATAGAAATTATACAACACGCTCTTTCTGGAGACTTCCAACAAGTCAAAAAGACAGTATTTAGCTATTTAGGAATGTATGCTGTTTTACTTCTACTTCCTTATGGTTTAGATCAAATAGATGTTATAGTAGGAGGTTTAAAATAGATGGCTAATTATGTAGATTGGTTCACTACTGCCATAAAAACTGCACTAAAAGAAAGCGTTTCAGATAGCTTAAACTGGATTGCTACTGGAATTATTTCAAATGTTGTATTTGTTTCACATGCTGTCGCCCTAATTGGAGGTGGAATTTTAATTATTCTTTATGTGGGAGGATATAAAAGTGGCCTCCAAAAATTCTCAATTTTAATGGTAAGTTACGCAATGATTAAATTTTTATTATGACGGGGTGAAAATAATGAAAGAAATAAAATTAAGCGACTACTTTAAAATTATTCATCCTGAATATATTTACCTAAAATTGACTCCAAATAATTCTATAGAAAACAAAAGCACAGACCGAATTGCTAAATCAATTTCAACTATTTTCAAGGGTGTAACTCGACATATAAAAGTGGAAGAAGGTAAATTAATTAAAATATACCCATTCAAAAGACAATTTATGGTTGGAACAAGATACAGTTACCAAGTATCTGAAAAAGTATCTTATTTTATCTTCATTGAAAAACAAAATGTAGAATTTTATTTTATCATTCCGAAAAGTTATTTATCATTAATAAGAGAAAAGATTAGAGACTCTTGGGCGAATGTCACTATTAAAGAAGTCTCAGATATACCTCAATTTAGTGAGAAATCAACTAAATATCAAATGGTTTATTCAAAAGAAGATGCACTTAGTTTATCAATAGATAGACGTAATAATGAACTTCTGAGTGCCAACCTTAATGTCATTGATGTATTAGAAGATGGGGATAAAGTAGGAATATTTTATAACTTTATTCCTACCAACCAATTTTCATGGAAGTCTGAATATAAAAATACAATTCAAAAAGTAAGAGATGGATTACCGACAGATAGACAAAAGGTAAGTATAAGTTTTCTGTTTAAATTTCTTATTACTATTGTTGTTGAAATTAGTGATATCCTCGGTGAAATCACCACTGGAAAAACTTCAAAAAAGAAGGGACTAACAACAGACAATTTAGTACAAATGGAAAGAGTTATTGAACGAATGAATAAATCAGGAGTTAGCAAGTCAACTTATTCTAAGGCATCGGACGTTATATTAAATACTCAAATTATTATATTGTCAGAAAGCTTAGATAAATTAAGAGAAATTAATCATGCTAAAAGTTTAGCTCAGAGTTTCGAAGTAATTAATGAAGAAGATGGGGGAAATTCTCTAAGAGCAAAATATTATAGTCAGAAATTTAGTTTAAATGATTACTCGATTAAAGGAGCAGAGATTAATAAGATTTCTTCTGGTGAGTGTCAGAATTTTATAGCATTAGCAGGTAGGAAAATTCTTGATAGATATAATTTTATTGATAAAGTGAATACTCAAGAAACTCAAGTTCCAGAAGATTTGAGAACAGGCGTAATGTGTGTGGGAACTAATACCTACAGAGGTATTCAACAAGAAGCATTTATTAGTACAGATAAAGAATATCAACAATTAGTCTTGGTCTTAATAGGCCCAACTAGAGCTGGAAAATCAGTGTTAATTTCCAACCTCGCCAAAAATGCGATGGAACACAATGAATGTTGTTTAGTTTTTGATTTTATTGAGAATTGTGAGTTATCAATGGAAATTGCTAGTGTTTTTCCTGAAGATAGGGTAAAGATCATTGAATGCGGTGATATAAGTAAATTACAAGGTCTTGGTTATAATGAAGTTGGTATTGATTCGGATACATTTATACAATACGACAATGCAAAAAAACAAACAACTCAATTGCTGACACTTATTAATTCTATCAATGCTGATGAAAAAACTCTTGCACCAAGAATGGAGAGATACCTGACAGCTTCCTCATTAATTACATTCATTCAAGGTGGCAACATCAAGGATGTTTTTGATGTATTAGTAAATCATCAAGTCAGAAGTAAATTCATGTATAATATACCGTCAAGTCAAAAGGAGAATTTGGGTGAATATCTTTTAGCCCTTGATGAGTTAAATGAAACAGACAAAGACGGGAATATAACTGGAACTAAACACTCATATATAACTGGAATTTTAGATCGTTTGCAGAAACTAAAAGCTAATACTTATATGGAATTAATGTTAAAAAGAGGAACTGAGAACAATATCAACTTGATTGAGGAACTTCAAAAACCACAATTAATATGCCTAAGAATGCCTGAATCAATGTTTAGTACCGATGCAGAAAGGGATGTGTATTGTACCTATTGGATGACGAAGCTGTGGCTATCCTTGCAATTGAGAGCAGAGAAATTTAGAGATAAGGGAGATAGAATTAAAGTAAATCTATTCATTGATGAACTTTATCAAGTAAATCATACAGAAATGTTCTTAACTGAGAAATTAAGTAGGCTTGCCAAATTTAGACTTAAACCAATCATTAGTTGTCATTATCTCAATCAAATTAGAGGAATTAGAGATGAGTTAAGAAGTGCGAATGCAAGCTATATGCTTTTGAGTGGTTGTGATAAACAAAATTACAATGAATTGAAAGAAGAGTTGTTACCTTACGAAATGGAGGATTTATTGAAATTACCCAGATACAATAGTTTAAATTTGATCAAGTGTAAAGAAGGGTATTCTAAATTTATCACTAAGCTTCCTGCTCCAATCAAGGGAGTGTGATAAGTGTGAATGGATTAATAAGGGATAATAAGTATTTTATTATTATTTTAGGATTGTTGATTTTTTTGACATATAGAAAATATATGAATAGCAATAGCATAAATGGTACTTGGATTATGCCCGTTGATGGAATTATTACTCAAAATTTCAAAGGGGAAGATCATCACGGTTTGGATTTGAATTTAGCTATGGGTCAATCCGTTCGTGCATCTCATGGTGGTACTATTATATTTACTGGAGAAAAAGGTGTATACGGAAACACAGTCATGATTTCTCATGGTGGAGGAATAGTTACACTTTATGGACATAATAGCAAAATATTAGTTAAGGTAGGAAATGTCGTCAAACAAGGAGATGTGATTGCACTCGGAGGGTCTAGCGGAAAGAGCAACGCACCCCACTGTCACTGGGAAATAAGGGTTGATGGCATCTGTTTTAATCCGTTAAATTATATAAATAATGGCAATGAAAATCAATTAGTAAAAGATAGCATTAAATTAGATTTTAATCCCGAAGAATATTTACCAAAGAATATTGATGGGATATAAAACGATAAAAAAGAGATAGCTTCAATTAAGAAACTATCTCTATAGGATTCTACAATTAATTATGTAGGCCATTCATCTTCTGGTAAATTTCTAAAATTGGTGCCATCGTCATTTTCTATCGGCAATATTCTTCTTCCACAAAATGGACAATAATTTATTGTTATTTCATCCAAGTTGCTTGCTCCACCATCATCTGTCTCCATCAAAGACAGTTTATTCCCACTAAAGAATACAAGAAAACCCCTTTCTCTTTTAAAGAAGATCCCATTAATATCTAATAATAAAGTATTATATTCTTGTTTACCATTGCAATATTTACAACTACCTTTATCTTCAATTGTTGCATAATTCATTTTATCTTTGAGCATTTTATTATAATCCTCATAAGGAACTAATGCTATATTATATAAATATTTTCTAGTAATTACTTCTAAATATTCTTCTATTTCTAAGGCCTCTTCATATTCTAGTAATTTTTTATTATCCACTTCTCTGATAAAGAAAAAGTTAAAATTGTCTTGTCCATATCTAATATAATCATTTTGTAATTTAAAATTACAATGTACACCCTTTTTCAAATCATTTAAGTGTTGTTTCTTTCTTCTTTCAAAATCTGTTGTGCTACCAATATAAATCATCTTATTATATATATTTTCTATTTTATAAATTCCCATTAGTTTTTCACTCACAAAATATCCTCCTCATAGTTTAATAAAAATAATAAAATATTTCTGCCTTTAGGCAGTAAAAAATAGGGAAGCTACTGCATTCCCTATTTTTCGGTCTCCTTGACATGTCATAAAAGTAACAAGTAAAAATTCACCCGTTACTTACCTGTTACCTCTGAAACCCTTGTGTACCAATGCTTTCAGGTAATAGTAACAAGTAACATGTGAAATAATAAATTTAAAACGTATTAGATATTTTATATTTACTCATTATCTATTTTATAAAATATTCACTTGTTACCTTGTTACTTTACTACAAAACCTTACTCCTATAAGGGTTTAAGGTGGTAACAGGTAAATAAATTTACTTGTTACTCACTTGTTACTTTATATATTCACCCGTTACTTTTTCATCAAATCACTATAAACCCATATATTTTTACCATCGATTTTCTTCTGTTTCTTATTATAGTTTAATCTTTTTAATTCTTTGCCGAAGTTTACATTGTTCATCTTCATAAAACCATTAGATCCACACCATAAAACATATGAATCATATATAGATGAACTTTTTATATACTTATCTTCATCAGTTTTAATATATTTCTCTTCAATATATTGTTTCACTGGATTGGAATCTAATTTATATTCTTCAAGTTTATTAGCGACTTCTTTGCTCTCAGTAAATTTCTTCTGTTCAGTCAATCTTTTTAATCCTTGTAATGCGAATAAAAATATTCCATCTGCTTCTAGTTTTAATTTCTCAGACAAATCAATGTCTATTTCATCTCCTTTAAACTGTTTATTAAAAGGGATAATGGATAGCCTTCTATATAATCCATCAGATTTATCTTTTGTAACTGGAAGACTATTCATTGCAAATATCAATTTTGCTGTACTTGGGAATGAAAACTTATCCTTACCTTTAAATTCACCATCGATCATATCCCCACTGACTATTTTCTTAAAGAAGCTAGTAGTTTTCAAATTGCCCTCAATTTCAGACGATTTGTTAATAAGTTTTCCGAATAGTGAAACCCGACTGAAAGCTCTATCTAATTCACTAATATCAACATCGCTAATATTTTTACTTCCCCATATATAATCCATGATATCTAATAATACCGATTTTCCATTTGATCCTTCTCCAACAAGCATAAATGATTTATGATACTTGCATGAAGGAGTTAAGCAATAACCCAACATCTCACCAATTAGTTTGATTCTCTCATCATCATTTTCAAATGTAGAATTCAAATAGTATTTCCAATTATTTGAATTGTTCAAAGCATTAATATTATAATTTACATTTAGCTGAATTGTACTATAATCGTCTTGAAAGAATTCTCCTTCATAGAAAACAAAATTTTCAATATCTGTAATGTCTAATGTTCCGTTCTTTACAATGAGTCTATTTCTATTAGCATTAAGTAATTCTGATAACTTATCATTATTAACTTGATTTACTAACATTCTAAATGTAGAACTTATTTTAGCATTTGTTAATTCATCTTCATCTTCTAATATATTTGCAATCAATTGTTGAATATGTAAATCAGAGCACTTTTCCCAAATTACACTGTTGAAGATAAAGAACCCCATTCCTGTACTATAAACAACATCATGCTTAGTTATAAAATAATCAACAAA